GACAATAAATATGAGTATGTCAGAACTCCAAACAGGACAACAGGAAATATTTGATTACGTGAAGAACAATCTCGGCGATGGCATGATCGACGTGGAATTGGACCCAAAACACTATCATACGGCGCTGGAGAGGTCTGTTAACAGATACAGACAGAGATCGTCGAACGCCGTGGAAGAATCATACGCTTTCCTGGAACTGAAAAAGGACCAGAATTCATACATCCTACCAGACGAGGTGATCAACGTGAGGAACCTCAACAGGAGGACCGTAGGTTCGAGGACAGAAGGCGGGGAAGGCGGAACACTGTTTGAACCATTCAACCTAGCCTACACCAACACATATCTTTTAAGAGCAGGCGCCACTGGCGGATTGGCCACTTACTACGCTTTCGCAAGTTATCAAGAACTTGTGGGGAAAATGTTTGGAAGTTTCATACAGTTTCATTTTGATGTGGCAACCAAGAAACTGACAATAACACAGAGACCTAGGGCCGACAACGAAACCGTGCTGATGCACACCGACAACTACAGACCGGACATCACACTGTTCAAGGACATCTACGCCAAGCCGTGGATCAGGGATTACACATTAGCAGTATGTAAAGTGATGCTGGGCGAGGCCAGAGGTAAGTTCAACACCATAGCGGGACCACAGGGTGGGACCTCATTGAATGGCGATGCTTTGAAGAACGAAGGTAATGCTGAGATGGAAAGACTTGACAGCGAGATAGGTAATTTCCAAGAAGGCGGAACTCCGCACAGTTTTGTTATTGGTTAATTGCCAATCACTATCATTTAAATAATACTGTCATGACAAAATCCAATTACAAGAAATATTCTGACCTCTCACTGGATGAATTAGAGAAACTGGTCGAGGAATTAGAAACAATGAGCATCAGGGCCTTGAAGGAAGGTAAAAAAAGCCTGACGGTTAGCATCTTGAAATCAGTCAGAAAAGCAATCAAAGAGATTGAAAAACGTCTAAAAAAATAGTATAATAATCCTATGCTGATAGGAGTAGTAGGATTGATAGGTTCTGGTAAAGACACAGTTTCTGATAGACTGGCACAGAAATACGGTTTTAGGAAGGACTCATTCGCGAAAAGTCTCAAGGACGCGGTCAGTTCCATGTTCAATTGGGATCGAGACATGCTGGAAGGCAAGACAAAAGAAAGCAGAGAATGGCGTGAGAAAACCGATGCTTTCTGGAGCAAACGTTTTGGCAAGGATGTGACTCCCAGATGGGTATTACAGCATTTTGGCACGGAAGTCATGCGACAGAATATGCATGATGCCATATGGATTGACAGTTGCATGGCTAGGTATGATGGCAAGCCCACTGTGATAGCGGACACGAGATTTGAAAACGAGATCAAGACAATACGAGAAATGGGCGGTAAGATAGTGCTGGTGAAACGTGGCGCTGATCCAGACTGGTTCACTGACTATGTGGAGGGCAATGTGGTGCCAAAACACATACATTCCTCAGAATATGCCTGGGCCAAATCCGAGTACGATCACCTCATAGAGAACGATGGCACAAAAGAGGAACTATACAGCAAAGTCGATGACTTAATCGTCAGCAACAAGATCACCCACACGCCAACCGAGTCTACGGACCCCGGCCAACCGCTGGCAATTGGCGCAAACTGTTTTTAGATTAGTAGCCGCTGTATTCCTCAGATTTCCGTCCACAAACAACACGTCCAACTGTGCTTTATCCTGTGCCTTGAATCCACATAGTTCACACTTCCGATGCTTCTTGTAACCCGAACGCTGTAGTGCGGTTATGCCACCTACACGTTTGCCCATACGTTTCCTATTACAGGTATCACACAGGCTACGCCAGTACACTCGGTCTCCACGGCGATAGGCGTAAGCCCTAGGCTTGGTCTTACACTCCTTGCACAATGGTCTATCAGGATATCGCATGTGTGTATTTACGTCGCCTATATAGGCACCTGGAAAATGGTAAATTATGTCAACAAAACCGTATGATATAATAAATAACTCTGTATACGTTAAACTTGCAAGGAGAAAACGAAAAATGGCTTTAACATCACCAGGAGTAGAGGTTTCAGTAATAAACGAGAGTTTTTACGTACCATCAGATGCGGGTACTACACCTCTTTTCATAGTAGCATCATCACAGGATAAGACCAACGGGGCAGGAGACGGCACGGCGGCAGGAACAACAACTGCTAACGCCAACACTGCTTACTTGATCTCATCACAGAGAGAATTAACAGAGACTTTTGGGGATCCAAAATTCTACACGGACGCCTCAGGAAATTCATTACACGGTTATGAATTGAACGAATGGGGGCTACAAGCGGCCTACAGTTTCTTGGGTGTTGCCAATAGGGCATACGTTCTGAGAGCTAACGTTGACACATCAGGATTGATCGGAAGTGCTTCGGCACCGACGGCAACACCATCAGATGGCACATACTGGTTTGACCTTGCATCAAGCACGTATGGTATATTCGAATGGTCAGCAACAAATCAATCATTCACAACAATCACTCCTATATTGATCACTTCAACAAGTGACCTAGAAGGCGCGGTGTCTACTGGTGCACCAAAGGCTTCAATAGGAACGATTGGCAGTTACGCGATCAACACGACTCACGTGACCAACAAGATCTATAAGAAAACGGCGAGCAACACCTGGGTGCAGGTTGGATCGTCAGACTGGCACACATCACTACCAGTAGTGACCGTGGCTTCCGGAACAACAGTAACATCGGGCAATTCATTTGTCATGAACGGTATCACGATCACATCGGGTGGAACAGCATTATCAGATGTTGCCACGGCGATTGGATCTAACGTGACCAACGTCAGTGCGAGTGTTAACGCCACAACAGGTAACCTAGAGATCTTCCACAACGGTAGAGCAGTGGGTGATTCATCGGCGGGTGCCAACACAATCAGATTTGAAGAAGGTAATGGAGTACTAGCTCAATTGGGAATCACAGCAGGTGTCAAGAACGGTGTTAAATTCCTTCAAGACAAACACACCAACAGACCCACTTGGAAAACAGCAGACGAGAACAGACCTAATGGTTCTGTATGGTTCAAGACTACCAACGCAAATGCTGGTGCCAACATTGTTGCCAAAGTTTACAGCACATCAAGTGCGAGCTTCTCATCAGTGGCGGCTCCATTGTATGCCACGAACCACTCAGCGATCTACAACCTAGACGCCGCTGGCGGTGGGGCTAACCTAACTGTTGGAACTTTGTACACACAATACAACGTGACTGAAGAGTCAATCACAGCAGGTGATTCAGCAGACCAAACACCAAACGTAGGTGACTTCCAACTGTTCAGATACGAGGGTGGTGCTACAGTTATCACAAGCAACAACGCCACACCAAGTTTCACTAGTGGAAACAAATTCAAGATACAGGAATCAAAGAAGAATCAAGAAGCATTGGCCACTGCTGTCGAGATAACACTCGGCGGAACAGGTGCAGATGATTTCATCGCGGCAGTTAATGGTGCCGGACTGACCAACGTCAGCGCAATCAAACTAACAACAGGTGAGATCAGGATAACACACGCACTGGGCGGTGACTTCAGGATGTTTGACACACTGGGAACACCATTAGCGGATGCTGGATTCAGTGCCTCAACTGCACATGCATACGGAACATACAC